ACAATGATAGTTTTGCTCACACATATGCTGAAAAACTTCTAACAAGAGTATGTAATCGTGAAAATAACGAAGCAACAAAAGGAAAGATAACAAAAGTTCTTCTCTATAATGAGAGTAACTCAAACAATCCTAAAAAAATTGTTGCCTCTCGTCTTAAATTTAAAGAAAGACTTAATTCTTCTTGGACATCAAGAAGAGATAACATTCTTAATCCTGTATTGTCATTATTCAATTTTCCTATTCATGTTAAGAAGTTGAGTGATTTAAATCTAGAAATTTGGAATATGAACCAAGTTGAAGATGAAGATGAACCATTTGAAATGGCATTTGATAAAGAAGAGGGTTCTTGACGAACCCTTTTTTTATGTTATAATATATGTAACACATATTTTATTATGGCTATTAAACTAGCAGTCTTGCAAGAACAAGAGCAAGTTATTGCAGAAATAAAAGAAC